GTACATACCACAGTAATTAGTAGTAAAATCCATTATGAAGTTGATATATACAATTGGTTGTGTAAATAATATGAAATTATATATAATTTTTATAGTCCGCCAAGACTGACCTCTACAGGTCGACGTCGATGAACAGTTTTAACAGATCGAATCGAACACAATCTGTTAAATTGTTGGACAAGCTTTCGGCCAATAGGCGCTCTGCTTCACGGGCTTCTATACCGTACCGATTCATAAAAAAGAAATCGGTGTCCTCGCTAGGTTTGTGATGAGTCGTAGGCAAACTTTTGTACACGCATCTTTTATCCGTGTAAGCAGAAGCACCCACTTTTGACAGCAAACCTAACTGATGTTTTGCGTATTGACTGAGAACAGGTATAAAACCAGTCTCTATCTGCAAACCGAGAAGCATCCCTTTCGTCTCTCCTTGGGTTAGTTTCTTCAAAGAAAAACCAACCTTCGGTAATCTTTTACCTATCTTGGGTCCTAACACAAAACCCCCTTCGACAGGCCAGAATAAAGAAGAACAATATTCTACTTCATGCCATTCTTGGGACAATTTCAACTTCGTCTTGAATCCCAAATTTTTATTGAACGACACGAAAAACTCTTTTAGCTTAGCTTTTTGTTCGTCGGTTAAGTGACCCTGAATTACCACCAGGCTATCGTCACCATGAACCAACATCTTGAAATCTCTAGTAAACCCCACAGACTTAAAGAAATAGTGCAATGCACATTGTGTTTTGCACCCGTTAACGAATGAATTGCTCACCGATGTGGTGGGCGAACCGCTAGTCATCGTGTAGTCTACGGAGTATTTAACCCCTTTGGAACTATAGCCGTGGATTTTGATCATTGACTTGTTAGCCAATTCCACATCTCCATAGTCCTTAGAACCACACTTCTGTAAAACGCGAGAGAAGAGCTGATAACTGTGCTCACCTTGGTGCGCATCGTACCTACTCTCATCTGCTTCCATGATTGTGACATCCTCATCACCAAATTGAGCCCTCCAAGCCCCAATTTCCTCCGCGGTCATGCCTGACGAATAACATATCTGTTCGTCAGCATTCCAAATAGCTCTGAGCTGATCAGATACATGGTGCACGAAGGGACCGAAAGCTGCATTGAGCCGGTCTGTGTTGGCTTGGATGCCACGGGGGTCGAAGTCTTCAACTTCAGGACCCCCTTTCATGGTAAGCTCTCTTTTGACGAACATAGATCTCTGGAAATCTTTGATATTCAGAGGTTCAGTCTTTAGAGACTCCCAGGCCAGAGCTTGATTAACGCGCCGGCCTTTTTGAAAGCGTTTATTCCACTCATAAAAATCACTTTCGACATTAAATGGTGAAATTTTGCGGAAAGCCGAGGTATGCCTGATTGACCACAACTTAACCAAATCCCAAGCTTCTTTGTCAGCAGGCTCAACTTCCATCAAGCAGCGGTTGGCCAAAGACACAGTTTCGTTGTTAACGGAACTGTAGGGGACCAATGGTATATAATTGGAAAAGGTGGTACAAACAGCGTGGAACTGCGGCTTATCGTCAACTTCAAGACGGCTCGTTTTGCGTAAAACGCTACAAGGCCGAATATTAGCTTCGCTTTTCTTACTCTCATAACCCGGCAAACCTTCAGGCCACAACTTGGCGGCATCGAAGGTAGGACCAGGGACGGAAGAGCGATCATCGTTGTAAGAATCAACGGTAGTTGATCCTATATTATCGAATCCTGCCCTCCCACACGGCACCCAATCAAAAAGATCGGACAACGGGTTAAGACTTAACACACTAGACAAATTGTCGTACATCCGCTTGTAAGCGGGACGACACAACTTGTTAAACACAGTGACCTCATCTTCCAAACACAAAACGAAAGCCATAGCTGAACCATAGATACAGCAATCCAATCGCAGTGAGTTTGGTATTGAAAGTTTTTCACTGCGCACCAAGTTGCGCATCGTATTCAGGCACAGTCTAAGACCAGCCTTATCTCTAGTAACCCCTACCATTTTGATAGCGACCTGTTCTATGAGGCCTTTAGGTATCAGAACGTATTTCGTTCCGGTGGAGCTTAACCACATGTAACTACCGCAACTGCGGATTTTAGAAGTATTTACTTTCAATACTTCCAACATGGGTTTGAATGACGATTCGTCACCCAACGATAGAAGACCAGACACGTTTCCGTGATGATCAGATCGTTTAAGACTAGAGATTAACGACATAGGCATGTCGCTATCGATGTATATCTTGCCTACGCATTCTTTAGGGACCGTGATAAATTTTACTATCCACGAGTCACCCATCGGTCGTGCTTCCCAGCACATGGCTTTACCAGCGTATTCAAAATACGAGGATTTAAGCCAATGGCATGGGTCATGAGTGTAAGATGTTAGGTTACCATTCACTTTCATAGCAACTCGAAGAACTCCGTCAGAAACACTAGTTTGATAATGTGATTCAACGAAGTCCCCGTTGTCGTGAAGGGAACCATAGAGGTCATCAAAACGATGCACCACGGCATATAAACTTTGCTTGCGACAATTATGTAGCAGGTTCAAAATATCTACTTGACTTATGTAGTACAACGCGTGAACGGCCATATAGACGTCTGCTTCACGAGTGCAAGACTGAGCAGTGTTACTGCAATAGTCGGCTCCCTCAAAGTAGTGATTTCGTCTTAGGACATCACATGATGATAGAACGGGATTACATGAATGAATATTCTTTCGTTTATGCATTAGATGGCGGTTAGCATTTCCGCCTATATCTGTGACTTTAACGTCACCATGTTCGGTTTTGATCTGTTCAAGGACCAATTGTTCGCAAATTGCGCGTTCAACCGCACCTAATGGATGTGGGTGCGGATGTGCATCACCAAACTTGAATTCCCACTCAGGGAATGTATTCTGAAGCTTTTCAAGTTGTTTTTCAGTAACGCTGTGCTTTCTGCTGAAGATTCGAGCCGTATCTCTAACCTTCTTTACCAGCTTTTTGGCTGGAACGTCAGACTTATCATCTGACGCTTTAGGGTTGGTTTTTGACGCCTTCCCCTTAACCAGCCTTTTAGCTGGCTTGCCAG